GTATTCCCGCAGGCTGTCAGCAGCGGCAGAAGGAACAAGCTGGTTAGCACACGGATCGCCTTCAAGTGCCTGCCTGATGTAGACAATGCGCGTTTCGCCCTTTTGAGCCAGTTCGTTCTTTGCATTCTGGGTAGCCTGTGAGATGTCACGGATAAGGTTCATCGTGGTGATCACGTTGTTGGTGATCGCCTCCGATGTTTCTGCCCTGACCGTCGCTTTATCGCGCTGGCCTTTGTAGTTGATAGCGTTGTCGCGGTAGTGGTTCACGAAGAACACCAGCACGCCGATTAACGCCACCACCAGCAGCTGCAACCAGTAACGTTTGACCATATCGCCAATCATGACAGGAACAGAGCCCGCTCTGCCTCCCGGCGACGGGTGAGCCCATTCAGGACTTTACCACCAGCTTTATTCCAGCGCAGGAACTCATCGGCAGCGCCAGCGTAATCACCGGCGTTGAGTTTTCGCAGAAGGGTCGATGTCGACAGTGACCGGGCGCCGAGGTTGTAAGTGAACGACACCAGAGCATCGAATTGCCCCTGAGTCAGGTCAACTTTGACCAGGCGGGACACGTCGTTTTCATAGCTGACCAGCCCGGTCTTCAGCAGGCGTTCTGCAGTTTCCTGCTTAATCGTCATCCCGGCTCGGATCGGTTTGCCGTCGACAGGCTTGGTCCAGCCATAGCCGATCGTCCACACTCCGACGCTGTCCTGATACGCGGTGAGCTTGCAGCCTTCGAACTGCTTGATCAGGGCAATGCCTTTATCACTGGTTTGCATTCTTCATCCCCGTCAGACGTTCCCAGAAGTACGTCAGTGCCACGGACCCCATCGCCCCGCTGATACCAGAAGTAACCAGGATCATGTAAAGGCTAAGCCCGCTTTCAACGCTGATTAGGCCACCAATAAGACCGGTAAAGCCGGACACTGCAATTTGCGCCAGCGCATTGACCCAGCTCCAGGCGGCTTTGTTCTGCTTCACGTCAATAAGGTATCGGACCAGGCCGCCCCAGCATGACAGAGCAAGGACAATCAGCCATGACACTCCGGCAATGCTTTCTTTATCTTGCATACGTTTAGCCATATCACCTCCGAAAGAACGGGGTGCTGTTTGTAGTAAGGGATCAGGCCCTCGGGACGATTTAACAAGTAGGCGTGTCGATGATGGTTCCCGGAGCCTGGAATAAAAAACCTGGCGAATAGCCAGGAAGATGAGGGTAAGGCAATGCCGGCTCTCTGGCCGAAGGGTCCCAGGTAGTGGGTTCGGTGTGCGGCGTACCGCAAATAAAAAAGCCCAAGGCGCTAACCTCGGGCTTGAATTTTTTTGGCTTCGGAACGACTGAACGGATTCCCAGCGTTAGAGATGAATCTATCCAGTTTTTCCGCGAAATGCAATACCTATTTCCTATATATTTTCAATATCAGAGAAAATTATTTTCATCTCGTTACTTTTGAGAGAATGGCATCAGCCATAGACTCCTGCTTATGGCATTCGGCGACAAGTTCCTCAAAGAGCGGCTGAAGTTGGTCATAAGCCGCCGTTTTCTTTATCTCCGCAACAGTATTAATTCCCTCTATCACCGTTGAGAACTTCAGTCTGGCGTAACCTCTTCCACCGCAGCGGTCACAGGCTTTCATCACCGGAACGCCCTGGCGATCGCTTTCTGCCTTGTCCAGCACCTTACCTTTGCCATGGCAGCTACACGAATTGCTGATAACGCCTTTTCCGTTACACGGCTTGCATTTAACTCGCACCACCTCACGCGCCTGTGTCCAGCTCTCCCAGTCGCTTGGGCGAACGGCACGCGACATTTTCGACCAGTAAGGCGGTTTCCCCCATGGGTATGAGACCTTGTTGGTAAACACTTGCGCCTCTGTAAATCCGCCACCATCACAGCAATCACATTTTCGAGTGCTGGCAGCACTTCTTGAATAATCCTGGTATGCAAAAGCGCAGAGAACCTTAAGCACGCCTGACCGAGCTGATTCATCGAGTTCAGACAGTGCTCTGAATTTACCTGATAACTTACGTGCCTGCTCATAGAGTCTCTCCAGTGCTATATCTGGGCTGCTAATGCCGATTTTCGAGAGGTAAAGATCGAAACCAAACCCGCACTTGTGGCCAGCAAGGCCAAGCGCCGCCATAACGTCAGTGCCGGTGAGACTGTCTGATGCGGTTGCGCGAGGAGAGTCACTGAACATCGGTGATTTAGGCGCAAAGTATTTAGCGATTGATTCGAGGTTCATTATGCGGCTTCCTTCTGTGGCTGGTTGGTTTTGGTCTGGCTGTGCTTTGCTACTGGCGGTAGGTTGGCGCGCTTAACGCTTTCTGCCTGATACTTTTCGAAATCAGCTCTGGTCATGATTCCACCACTCCCGTGCTGACTTTCTGTATTCAGGGTTTTCTGTCTGACAGATAATTTCCGCTCGATCGCCGCTTATCAGTTCGCGAGCTTTCGCATACAGCCTTTCTCTTTTCGAAAGCTGTGTCGTTTCATACCAGGTGCTGGCAACGAACTTTCTCGCTTCAACTGGAGTGAATGTCTTCACGCTGCCTCCCGCTGTTTCAGTGCTTTGAGCTTGACGCGGTACTTATCGCGGATCCGGATGAAGTCTTCCCGGCGGTAGTTGGTCATCTCATGGGGGCCATTGAGCCAGTCGACGTATTCCTGGCCGTAACGAGCGACCAGGCCAGCTTCGTATTGCTGCGCGACCGTCGCCTCTTTGGCGGTGTATTTGCCCGCTCCCGCATTACACGATTTGCACTGCTTATGGGCGTTGCGTTCTTCAAAGCGCAATTCAGGGTTGGCGCCGACCGTTTTGAAGTGGCCGCAGTCCCATTGCCCGCCGTGCAGATCAGGCGGGTTGGCCTCGCCGCAGCTAATGCATGGCAAATCAGCATCACGCGCTCGGATGTAGGCGTTGAAAGCCTGCTGAGCCTGCGCTTTGTAGTAACCAGCAGGCCGTAGCTCTGCCAGGCGTTCCTTGCGGCGTTTGCGCCCGGCCTTCTCTGCCTCTTTCTGCTCCTTGATTCGCTTAGCGGCGGCTTTCACCTTCTCCTTCTCGCGTTCTTCCATTGCGAGGATTGCGCCGTGTTCCGGGCAGCACCAGCGGATCCGGATGTCGTGGAATTTCGGCACGAAGTATTCACCGCATACTTTGCACTTGCGGCGGGATGGTTTACACATGGGAACCACCTTGAACCTGTACCAGTGTGAGGTTTCCGCAGAACACGGCGCCGGTATCGATGTACATCTGGTTGGCATACTTCAGGGGCTGGCGCGCTGGGGTGTGGCCGAAGATAAACAGATCAGCACCGGCTATCGGCGATACAATGCCGTCCAGAGCGTCGCTAACCCGCTCACGATTCCAGATCACCATTTCTTCGGGTATTGGCTTATCGAACGCATATTCGTTATGCGGGTAGTCAGCGTGGCAGATAACGATTTTACGCTCAGCGGTAAACAGCTCGATGATCAGCGGCAACTCAGTGACTTTGTGAGCCAGCGCTTTAGCCAGAATCTCTTTGTCGTAGTCCAGATAGAAGAACCACCCACCGCCGTTTGCCACCCAGTGATTAACATTTCCATGCTCTGACAGGCCATCAATCATCATCTGCTCATGGTTTCCGCGCACAGCCCGGAACCACGGCATAGTAATCAGCTCCAGGCACTCGACGTTTTCCGCGCCGCGGTCAACAAGGTCTCCAACCGAAATCAGCAAATCACACGCAGGGTCGAACGAAACTTTTTCGAGCTCATTCATCAGCAGCGTGTAGCACCCATGCAGATCGCCGACGACGAAAATATTGCGCCATTCAGCGCCATTAATGCGTTGATACATGCTCATGCAGATTTTCTCCTCGCCGCGAGACGCAGCCATTTCTGATCCACCAGGCTGGCGGTGTAGCCTTTCAGTGTCGGGATGTCGGACGGCTTAACCACGGTCTTGCGCTGGCGGCGCGCCGGAACGCGGAAGATTTCGTTGGTGATGACGCGGGAAAGTGGAGTAGACATCAGGCCTCCTGCTTATCGCGTAGCTGCTGGTATTCGCAGCCGGTCGGGATAGTCAGCGCCAGGCCAAACTGAGCGCACCACATTTCAACCTTCACCAGGAAGATATGCATTTCCCCGGTGTCGAGGTCTGCGGTGTGGCGCGGCTCCCAGGTGGTGGTCTTCTCACCGGTGATGAAGTCGGTATAAGTCACCTCTTCGCAGCCGAGATAGGTCTTTTTGAGGTTGCGCTTAACCCACTCTGGGGTAGCGTCAGTGCGCCCGGATTTAATCAGGTATTCACTGATTTCAGCCAGCCACATATGAAGAAGTGAATTTTGAGACAGGCTGCGCTTCTCGCGCCATGGTTTGACTTGCAGGCGGAAACATTGCCCTGCATCCAACAATGGCTGAATCTGCTGGCCGATGGCGGCGAAGTTGCCACGATGGAGTTTGATACCGTCTACTGGCAGAGTCATACGGCCTCCTTGACGGAAACCGCAGAATGCAGAAAATCGCAGGTGCATTTCTGCATCTGTGATGAGGTGAGGAGTTCAGATTGTGGTCGCATTTAAGTCCCCTTAAATGCGCAGAAGTCACCGGAGTTGTTCAGGCTCCGATGACATGATTATGGACGGTTGATTCAACAAAATCAACGCGAGAAAAAGGCCTCCGAAAAGGCCTGTTTCTTATGCGTCGGATGGGTTAGGCATCCGGCACCTTTAGCGCAGCTTCAGGAACGGTGTCAGCAATCCAACCGGAGCACTTCCTGCACCGAAAAACCGTTACACCATCCTGCGAATAAATAAACTGACCTATCACCTCGGGCTCTACATTCTCATCCGGATAAAACGGCCTCTTCCTGTCGGTGCGTCCGCATGACTTCGGATTGGCGTTTAACTCGATGCTGATTGGCTCGCCGCAGCTGCATGTACCCTGGATGATTTCCATCACTTCTCCTCCTTCTTCGCCAGCTCCCGCATGGCATCGCCATAACGTTCCATGCCTTTGGCAAGCGCATGAGTAACCTCCTGCTGCGGTGCTGCTGCGAGCATGGCCACATACGCGTACTCCATAGGCCCAGGAGCAGGCTTGTCATGTATCTGTATTTGACTGCGCTCGTAATGTGCTGAGATTCCAGATTGGAGCATTTCCGCTGTCGGCTCGACCGGCACCATCACCCAGCCATCCGGAATCACCGGAGAGTTGAGTTGTTCGGAATTACCGAACGACTGAAGCATGGCTGCGCGATAGGCGTTCCAGCCGACAGCTTTTCCGTGTTCAAACGCGCTGTCAAAGTCATCATCCATTTCCATCGCAGCGGGCACAGATACCGGTGCTGGCGGGGCGGTGTATAACCGAGTGCCATCTTTGAAATTCTCCCAATCAGCCTGTCCATCAGCGGCTATGCACACCACCTTCGCATCCGGGTGGCATCCGCAATCGTCATACTCACCGAGGACAACCTCGCCAACAGCCTCCGCTTCGAGCGATGCCAGTGCGATACGCGCATTATTAATCAGGAGGCTATCAGCAGGAGATAAAACAACATGAGCGTTACCATCCGCATCAATTTCAGAATTCGTAATTTTTCTGAACAGCTTTGCCAGTTCTCTGGTAATAGTGCTCATGGGCGAATCTCCGTCCTGCCACCAAGTAAGCGGATTGCCACTCGTTCCCGGAAGGTAAGCGGTCGATGGTGTCCGCGGGCATTAACAATTTCAGGCTTTCCATTAGGCGGATAATTGACCCTGACCGATTGACCATCTAGCGCGTGAGAAGCCTCGAGTAGTGCTGACTTTAAGTGCGCAGGGCACTCTTTCTGCACCCGCTCGCCGTCTGAAATGACACCTGCAATCCCCTGAAGCATGCTGGCTAAATTGCTGAGATAATTTTTCACATTCACTCTCCTTTACCGGTGCCATAGGCAGATAAGCACTCTTCAAATCCAGCCTGATTATCCGTTTGACCTAAACTGAAGCCATGCTGAAGACCATGACGAAATGCGCTATCTTGCAATTTATCTGCGCTATCGAGCTTCGCTTCCAGCTCAGCAATCCGCCTGTCTTTGGCATCCAGCTCATCCAACATCCTACCCAGAGTTTTGGTGTGCATTTCTTCTCGCTCAAGCAATGCTGTTCCGCAATGTCGTTGCTCAAGTTCAGCAATCTCATCCAGCAGCACCAGCACGGTTTCAGGGGTACAATGTTTCAGAAAGTCGTTCAGTGCAGTGATTCGCTGGTCGAACGGCATAACTGGCGCCTCTCCAGCGATTTTTGCGTTCGCCGCCGCTTCACGTAATGCGCGTTTGTCGATGTTGCTCATTGGGCGGCCTCCTCCATGGCTGGGTCTGCTGGTAAAGTCATGTGCGGCACTTCAATCAGTTCTGCCCGAGCATCAGCCGTGTTAAGCGCCATTAATGCGACGATCCGCTTCTGCTCAGCATCCATTCGTAACGCTACTGTCTTGCCGTTCATATTGAAGAACACCGCAACGTTTTTGATATCTTCGATTTTCATACCCCTACCCTCCCCCAAACCATCAATACCCTTCTCATCGCCGCGCTGTTGCGGCACTCCTGGCAGATCACGTTTGTGTCCGTCCGCTGAATTAGCTTCGACTTGCCCTGCTTCATGCCCGGTATCGTGTCAGGGGCGAAGCGCATGCCGTAACTGGTCAGGCTGTAAAGGCGCTGGCCGTATTTTCCTTCGCAGCTAATCAGGCCGTCGGCCAGCAGCGTGCTCACCGTTCCCGATATCTTTTTGGTGTCCATGCCGATAAGCCCTGCCAGTTTTGCGTTGTTCAGTCCTGGGTTATTGCGCAGGGCTGCCAGCACCTGCTCACGGATTGTTATGGTCATCTCACACCATCCCGTTCGACTTGTTGCGGTTGTACTTCGCCAGCAGCAGCTGGATCGGCGTCGGCCCGTGCTCGGCAGCCGGTGCTGCAATCGCCCGGCGTACCGGCGGAACTGGCTTACCCTCGGTGACGCGCTTCTCCCACATGTCCAGCAGATCACCCGCCTCGCGTGCCAGTTCACCATGAGTCAACTGGCGCTCTGTGCTGCGGTGGCGCAGTTCAACGCAGATGTGGTACATGACCGGCTGCGACCAGGGGAATTGCTCACTGGAAGTGAACTCGAACGAACGATTACGCCAGTCCCAGTATTCGGTGATCACCTGGTCAACGGTGATACCCAGCGCGCCGCCGCTCTGTTTGCACCAGGCGACGAACTGGCCCGGAGACGGCAGGAATGGACGCTCCTGGCGGCGAGCTACACGCATGCCGGCATCGACCTGAGCCATGGTGTGGATCCCGTTCTCCTGAAACGCCAGCAGCCACTGACGGCGGAATTCGTTCAGGTCTTCCTGGGTGCGGAAGTTCGCCATACTGGCCGGGAACGCGGCGCGCAGCTCGTTGAACAGCTTGTTGAATACCTGAGCCACCTGCTCGACTGGCGCGCGCTCTTGATATTGCTCAGGCAGGTTATGGGCCATGCGGCTCATCTGCTCGCGGTCGTGGTTACGCATCTGCTCTGCAAGAGATTTCATCGGATCACCCCATAGGCCCAGTCAGTGTTGTTGAAGTCCAGATCTGGCTTGACAGCGCGCTGCTCACCTCCGGCGTTACGCTGCATTGTCAGCTTGTCCCACTGCTTACGCAGGCTTTCGGGACTCAGGATGTTGGTCTGCCAGAAGTGGTGTTTGCTAGCCCAGTCATACAGCGCGCAGATGTCCTGGTGCGACCGGTTGTCTATCTGGCGCATCAGGCGAACAGTGTTAGACCAGGAGGTCATGTCCGGGGCTTTGCAGGTTGGGTTAATCAGCTTCACCCTGGAGGAAATCCACTTAGCTGTCTCGAGGTCTTCAGCAGAGCCCCACTTCGCACCGGATGGTGTGTAGACCGCAGCTTCAGGATGAGTTGATAAAAATTTCTTCAGACGTGCGTCAGAGGATTCGTCAGAATTCTCGGACGAAGATCTTTTAATACTGTTCTTGTTCTTGTATTGGGTGTC